GCGTACAAGACGTCCATCAGGGGCGAGTTCACCGGTCTCTGGTATCGCCGATTCATTCTCGGCGAATGGGTGGCCGCTGAGGGCGCGATTTACGAACTGTTCGACGAGAACGTCCACGTAATCGCCCATAACGACATGCCGAAGATGCTGCGCACCTTGTGCATTGCACTCGACTACGGCACCACGCACCCCACTGCCGGCATCATGCTCGGCATCGGCGTCGACAACCGTCTCTACGCGCTCGACGAGTTCGCACCCAAGCGCGGCACTGACGCTCAGATCCGCAAGCAACTGGCCGAGTGGAGCAAGAGTCGCCCGGAACCGGAGTTCACGTTCGTGGACCCGGCTGCCGCGTCGTTCAAGTTGGAACTGCACGAGGCGGGCTGGCAAAGACTGTTCGACGCCACCAACGGTGTGCTCGACGGCATCCGGCTTGTGGCGTCTCTGCTCTCGACTGGGCAGCTGCTCATCTCGGATCGGTGTGTCGAGCTGCGAAACGAGATGCCCGGCTATCGCTGGGACGAAACCGCCACCGCGCGCGGCGACGAGAAACCAATCAAGGAAGTCGACGACTTCTGTGACGCCTTCCGCTATGCGGTCGTGTCCAGCCAAACCCTTTGGCAGCCATACATCAATCTGTCCTCAGTGTAGAAGGAGCCACGATGGCGCTACCTCGCCCGAACACTCCGTGGCCCCCGAAGCCGTTTGACAAGATCATGCGCTCAGTCGACGAATGCGCGGCCTGGTGGGACGGTTCCCCCGAACGTATTGCGGGCCAGTACACAGCTGGCGAGTCGTACACCGATCGGGCATCTGCTGGCATCGTTCATCGCACGCTGGCACGCCCGTTCTGGGGACGCAAGCAGAACACCGGGGAAGCGACTCGACGAGTTCACATTCCGATCGCCGCCGACCTCGCTCAGACCAGCGCCACGCTCATGTTCTCGGAGCCTCCCAGCTTCAAGATCGCCCGCGACGACGGACGCAGCGTCGACCTGGTCAACATCAACGACCGCGCAACCAAGCGGCTCGACCGCATCATCAACACCCCGGAAGTCCACTCCAAGCTGCTCATTGCCGGTGAATCGGCAGCAGCTCTGGGCGGGACGTTCGTGCGCGTGGCATGGAACAGCCTCATCGCCGATCATGCGTGGCTCGATTTCGTCGACGCCGACCGTGCGATCCCGGAGTTCCGTTACGGGCGACTGCACCAGGTCACGTTCTGGACGGTGCTCAACACCGACGACGAGACCAACGCTGTTGTGCGGCATCTCGAATGCCACGAGCCGGGCAAGATCACTCACGGTCTCTACCTCGGTACACGACAGAATGTCGGCACCCGCATTCCGCTGGCAGCTCACGAGGTCACCGCCGGACTACAGGTCGACGAGTTCGGTGTCATGCTCACCGGCGTTCGCGGTCTCACTGCGGGCTATATCCCGAACGCGCTGCCGAACCCGATGTGGCGTAATCACGGCCAACTGGTTCAGCTCGGTCGACCGGACATTTCCCGCGACGTCATCGCTCTGATGCAGAACGTCGACGAGGCGTATTCCTCACTGGCCCGCGACGTTCGGTTGGCCAAGGCGCGCATCATCGTGTCGGAGCATCTGCTCACCACCGGCAGGCCGGGCAAGGGTTCACTGTTCGATGCCGATCGTGAAGCGTTCAGCGCAGTCTCAACCGCCCCGAACGGTACGCCGACCATCGAGATGCACCAGTTCGAGATCCGTGTGGACGAGCACCTACGGGTTGCCAATGCCTATCTGCGCGAGATCCTTCGGCGGGTCGGCTACTCGCCGCTGACGTTCGGCATGGCCGACGACTCGACGAGCGCGATGACCGCCACCGAGATCGCCGTGAAGGAACGCGCTTCCATCGCCACGCACACCGCCAAGTCTCGACTCTGGCAGGCACAGCTTGCGCCGCTCGTGCGCGTGCTGATGGAGATCGACGCGGTCGTGTTCGGTACCGGCGTCACGCTCAGCGAAAACGTCGAGGTGTCGTGGCCTTCTGCGGTGCGGGAAACCGAACTGTCGAAAGCGCGCACCGTGCAGGCGCTCGACGCTGCTCGTGCAGCCTCGACGATGACCAAGGTCGAGATGCTTCACCCGGACTGGGACGAGAAGCGCAAGCAGGCCGAGGCCGAGGCGATTCTCGCCGAACAGAACGTCACATTTGTGGATCCGTACTCGATCGGCAGCGATGCAGGCGTCGCGTTCGAGACCGACGACGACGAGAACACTGAGGACGACGACAGGGAATCCTGATGCTCAACCCCTCACTGGCCCAAGGCCTTGCAGAGCGGCTTGGTGATCTGTACGCAGACGCCGAGGCTCAGCTACTCCACACGATCGCCCGGCGCGTCGCTCGCGGTATGGACTCCCCACAGTGGGCAGAGAACCAGCTCGTCGAGGTCTCACGGCTGCGCACCGAAGCGCGGGGCATCGTCGGTCGTCTCGACGTCGAAAGCAATGCCGCCATTCACGACGCGCTGGGCACCGCCTACGGGCGAGGGGAGAACGCCGCAGCGGCAGACATTGCCCGCGCTCGCAACGCTGGCGTGACGTTCTCGACGACCGGCGTGGTGGACACAGCAGCAGTGGGAGCACTTGCCGCAGAAACGATCCACGCCAGTCGCACCACCCAGAGCTACATTCTGCGCAGCACTGACGACGC